CGCTACGTCGTTTCATTCACGAACATTATAATATCGATTTTTGGAACATCACCGAAGATGTTGCCAAAGTTTTAAATCGTCTTTTGCTCAACTCCCCCCAGGATGAAGTGCAAAGGACTGTTTTTTGGATGGATTTACTCTCTTCTCGCGAAGCCTCAACAAGCTACTATTTAGGTGGCTACTTGAATTTAAACATCCAATCATCTATTGATCTTGGCCGTTGCATACCTCAAGCCCTTTTACAAATTTTCTTTTCTCTCACTGATGAAAGAATTAAAAAGATGTATCCAACAGAAGAAAAAGATCTCGATATGTGCATTGAAGCCCAGAAAGTTGACGACTATTTCGTCTTACAAGGAGATGTTCCTATGGTACTTGAACACTTGCGAAGCAAGGTAGTTTCAAAACATAAAGTTGAGATGGATGGTTCTACTACCACCAATCTCCACCATTATCTCCCTCTCTCCTATGAAAAAGGAGAACTTGATGAACTTCAAGAGAAAGAATATCTAACAGTTATCTTCAACAACAATCCGTTACCAACATTTAATGCCTGGCATTTGAAATTTCAAGCTTTCAAAACGCTAGACAAGAAACAAGAATTCAGGATTTCCAATTTTATGATGTGTGCTACACTCATCGCCATTGGTTTTATGGTAGCCTTATTAGTCGCATTTTTCTTAGCGATTGGCCATAAACCACCTGAAATGTTAGAAGCGAATTCTTCTCACCCCATGCTCAAGCGCATGGAAAAAATCTGGATGAAAAAACGTGTTCCAGTCGTGATCCCCGCTCAAGGAGGAGATCAATGTTTTACTTCTTTGGCTTACAATGTTCTTGCGAATACTCGCTTATTGAAAGTCAATTTTGGAAATAACTCAATGTACTGTTTTGCCACTTTTATCTATGGCACAGTATGTTTGGCAGCTTCCCATTGCATACCTAGCAATGTTACCTCAATAGAAGTTTCTGTCAACATGGCTGCAGGCCAAGTTGAAACTAGAAAATTCTTGCCATCCGAAATACAGATAGAACGTCTTGCTGAAGACGATTTGTGTTGGTTGGCCTTTCCTGGAAGTCGAATGCCCTCATTTCGCGATCTCCGTGCGCATCTTTTAGATGCAAACCTGGAGTCATATGATGGTGCTACCCGCGTCAGCTTTACCGATGATGGTGAACATGTAATGTTCATGGCTTCTAGCAGTGCTTCAATCATTGCTGGGAAGTCTTACTATCAAGAAGTTGATGGAGTTATTACCTACATCACGCCCACTCAGCTCGTTGAGTGCGTTGGATGTGAAGGAATAGATGGTGATTGTGGTCAAGTTTACTTGATGAAACACAGTCCATCCCCTCAAAAAATAGCCGGCTTTCACGTAGCTGGTTTAAAAGACAAATCGTATTTTGTTCCAATAACAAAAGCGAATTTGCCAAAAAAGCTTGTCACTTTTGATCCTGTGACAACTTTTGAGCATCCCAAAGCTCAAAGCTCATTTGAACCTCATTCGAAATGTACTATTATCGAATCTCAAGAGTCTGCTGGCATCCACATGGCTGTGGAATGTCATATCTCAAAACCTCATTTTCAGAATTGCAAAACTGACCTCAAACCGTCAATTATGCAAACTGGAATAGAAGTTAATTTAAATGGAGTGGCAAAACAAATTGCTGCGCCGTGGCCAATCAAACAAAGGCCCGCCATTTTGACTCGTGACCAAGCATCTTTCGCCAAGCAGTACAAAAAGCTTGCCGGAAAGAAAAATGAGAAACTTCCTGACTTAGTTAATGATCCCGAAGTGTGGCAGGGTCTTTTTCCCAAAGATCCGCGCATTCGAAAATTAACTATTAAAGAAGTAATTGATGGAATTCCTGGTTTTATACCTTCCTTAGACAATGACACCTGTTCTGGGTGGCCTTATTGTGAAATTGGAACTCCACGTAAACAACTCTTTCGTCGCTCATGTGATGATGGAGGTTATTGGGTTCGTCCTGATGTACTTGCTGATATTCAAGATTTTGAATTGAAAGCTATGGAAGGCATTGCAAAAACACCGGTTTTTGTAGGCTTTCAGAAAGATGAACTCAGACCATTATTGGAACAACAAGGAATTGATCCAAGTAAATGGTTGCCCAAAGATCCCCGTCCTATTCAAGCCGCCCCTCTATGGTTTCTTATCATCTGTAAGATGTATTTTGGAGCCTGGACTGCCGTTGTCTCTCAACAACGAGGTCCTGTGGCAATTGGACTAAATCCTTACTCTACACAATGGTACGCAGAATATAGAGAATTCTACGACTTTGCTAAAGGAAAAGTTGATTCACAAGATGTTTCTGGTTTCGACCTCAATTATCCTGGTGATTTTTATATACCAGTTGTTCGCAATTATGTCGCCGCCTATTTTGGTGATAAATTGCCCCTTGGAATCAAACGAATATATTATATGGTAGGCCATTGTCATTTTAATTACCGGTTACTTGTTGGTGCGATTGTTTATATCGCAACACACATGTGTACTGGTGGCTTTATGACCGCTCATTGGAATACCATTCTTACGTTAGTCATGCACAGAGTTGTAGCTCTGTACTTGATGTTACAAAAAAGTTTCCGCTTGCCCCTAGCGGAAAATATGAAATTGCTCGGTTTAGGTGACGATAATTATCGCACCGTCCGAGATACTCAATGCAATGGACATGAGTTGTTGGAGGTTCTCTCCCCAATTAATGTCTCAAATGCAATTAAACTCCTATTTGGCCATACCTGCACTTCCTCTTCCAAAGGAAAGATAGGTGCTTGGCAATCGATGGATGACGCTGATTTTCTAAAGCGTTTCCTTCGACGACAAGATGGAGTAGTTGTTTGTCCCTTACGATTAGAGGACATGCAACAACATTTGTTGTGGTATAATTCTCGCAGTGACCTTTGCGAGAAAGAACAGTTTACTCAAAACTGTCACAACACTCTTCGAGAGGCTTATTTCCATGGACGTTCAACGTTCAATGAAATGAAAGCCACAATCAATCCCTTCCTGTTGTATTTAGGTGAGAACAATGTTTTCTTCCCTACTTATGACGACTTGCATGCCATGTACATACAG